ATCACCAGTTTCTGCAGGCAATTCTAGATTTACAATCTTACCGACTACTGATTTCAATCCCCCTTCAAGCGGAACGTTAATCAAAGTCGAACCTTGCATAATAATTGCAGCTATTGCATTTTTGCTGCTACGATCTCCTTCAAAATCTTCACCCGATTTTTGATTTTTGTCGAAGTCAAATTTGTGCGTAACCATGCTTGCTGCTCTACCGCTATCAGCCCCGCCGCCGCCTTTCCATACTGTTTTACCTGCTGTTGCTCTAGTACTCAAGTCATAATCTGCCGCTGTCGGTCGGACATATGACATTGAAGACCAATCAAATCCTGTGTTGGGTGTGCCACCTTTTTGACGGGTTGATGATTGATGGTTTAATGCATTATCAGTACCATATCCTGCATCAGCATCACCCTTTTTCAATGCAATGATATTGTATGCCATAGAATCTTGTTCTTGTAGAAAACTCATGCCTGGCATTCTTTGATGGAATGTAGGACCACCCGATCCATCAAATAATTTCTCAACTGATGAACAATAGTATTCACCCAATTGATCTTGATAATAAACGAATGCACCAGATTTATATTTCTCATCTGTCATTCTAGAACGAATTATATTTAACCCACGACCCAATTTTATTCCACGCAAATGGAAAGGTTCAACAGATCCTATGAGACCTTTTGTTTTATCAACATTCAAATCACTTTTGGAATCCATCTCCTTGTGAAGTTTTTTCATTGCTTCAGAAGTAGGAACATTAGAATGAAAACTAGTGTGTTCGTTTTGCATATTGAAGTATGAAAGACTGATTGCCGATATAGTCGTCAATCCTACTCTGCCACTTTCAATTTTAGTTGCTCCCATATTACCCATAGTCACTAATTCAAATTCTCTAATATCTGAACTATCACCCGCAGTATATACAATTGAAACTTTAGCGCCAGATTCATATAATGCATCCTGTATCATAGAACCATCAACAACTTTGAATTTAGCAACAGTATATGGCGTGAGAATTGAAGTTCCCACATAAAGTTCTCTGACGCTTCTGAATAAATCAACGCCATTTATTTCACATTTTCGTATAATAGACTGGGTATATGTCGGTAATGCCATATTAACTCTTCAATACTTTTCTTAGTTGTTCTGCTGTCTGTAACGCATAGTTGTTATTAAGCAATTTTATGTTTTTGTTTTGCTCATTCAATTCAATTTCATAATCATAGAAGTATACAGGATTCCAATAAACAGCTTCAGCATTTGTAATGTTTTCGAATTGAACCGTTGAAGAAGTTATTGTTGCTAATGTGTTTGAATTATCACCGCGAATAGTATTTGTCGCAGATGTATTGCCTGAAATGTTTTTGATTCTGATATTTGTTGTGTTAGCATATTCAATTTCACCTTCACCTACTGTAGTATTTACATTTAAAATATCAACTGTTTCACCGACAGAATATCCGTTGCCTGCAGTGATTGTAATTCCCATGCTAATTATCTTATTAGTATTTTTGGTAGTATCATCTTGTTTTCTTTTATATGATATGATTTGTGAACTCATGCCATAATTTGGTGTGTAATATTTTCTGTGATCATATGGCAAATAACTGTTATAAGCAGCAGTTGTTATCTCAGTATCATCATTTACCCAGTTGTTTATGTAATATTTAACCTTTTTGGTTGCGATTGATAATGAACCATATTTTTGAATAATATGAGAATAGAAATCTGATGAGCTTAAATTCCAATCATAGTACGGATCAATGATGCCATTAGTCAAATACAACAACCACTCATAATATGGATCATCATAATAATTTGAAGCAATCATATCTGCTCTAGATTCTGATTTTATTGTGTATTTTTCATATGCTATAGGTGCATAACGAAGTGGCGCAATTGCTACCACACGCTTAGTAATATCGGTGCAAATACTATTTGAATATGATATTGTAGGGAATTTTTTGAAATATAGTTCTGACATTTATTTACCGTGCCACCATTCGCTTAAAGATTCTGCTGCACCAACTACGCCGCCGATCGCTGTGGCCAATATATTACCTCCACTGTCAACGAAAGTCTGACCAGCAACTTCCACGCCATTAACTGCTGCAGCTGCAAAACTACCAATATTGCTATTTTCAGGGTCACCACTCAACCAATATTCTAGTTCCCAGAAATTCATGGTTATAGAAACACCATCAGGCGCGCCAGTTTTGCCATAAAAATTAGGAGATCCTGATGGCGTGTAATTCACGCTAATTGATTCCATAACAGCTGGCTTAAAAGCATATAAAAAATCTTCATTAGGTGAAAAGCTCAATTTGAATACTTTAGGAAATTCAAAAAAGAAATTTTCACCCGTAAGTTTTGTTCTCATTGATTTTTTTAACAAATTTATTATTCTGTTTAATTCTATTGATTCGTCGATAGTTTTCGGGTATAATTTCCATGAAAATGAATGTTTTTTATATTGTGGTCCTTGGAGAACTATAGTCATAAATTTATTTGAACTAACTCCCGCTGCGGCGTATCCTATTTTAGCTGCATAATTTGCTATTTTACCTATGTTTATTACGTCAGTTGCCCTACCTTTAGTTGCAAAATCTGCGGCAACACCTGCACCAGCTGATGCCGCATCAACTGCACCACCTACAATATCACCCATACTATCTTCACTGAATGAAGTTGAATTATTATCAACTATATTACTGGGTAAAGGAAAAATGATGTTATCGGTTTGACTCAAATGTCCTTTTGAATTTCCGAACCCACCCTTTTTTAAAGAATCCTGGAAATCTCTTTTGTAATCATTGATTTCTATTTTCATATAATATTTGCCTACATCTAACGGAAATCTATAACCGTTTATTCCCCTAGTATCTTCAATAGGTCTTGAATTGCTTCTGATAGGTGATAAATCTGCTCGAGTAATTGTCGGCGGAATAGCCAACGATGAGCCGGCAGCAATAGAAGCGCCAGAACTTAATGATGATGATGTAACAGCCATTTTTTTCCCGTTATAAATTATAGTATGAAAACACTTAAAGGCAAGGTTTATTTTATTATAGATATTTATACACAATGTAAGATATGTTCTTGTGAGTTCGAAAGCATGCTGTCACTATCTAGACATTTCTCACAAATTCACAAAATAACAAGTAAAGAGTATTATGACAAATATATTCATCTGCAGTCTGTGGGTAGTATTTGTTTAGTGTGTGCTAGTCCCACAAAATTTGTTTCGATAAGTATAGGTTATAGAAAATATTGTTCAGTATCATGTTCAACTATTAGTAATAGAAAAAAATTAAAATCAGATGATATTAAATTTACAGAATTTAGGAATAAAGTTTCTGTAAATCAAAAACAAATATGGGAAAAAAGGCATCCAATCGAAAAACAAAATATTGTAGAAAAAACATCGAATAAAAACATATTAAAAAATATAAATTTAAATGCACAACAGTTAAAAGAAAAATATAGCAGGTACTATAAGTGTGATGCAAAAACTATAGAAAGTTTAAATGAAAAAAATGTGTTACAGTGTATGACAAACTTTAAAAACGGCAAATCTGGATATAGAACTAACATGAAAGGTAAATTCAAACCTCAAAATCCAGATAAATATAAAGGTGATCCTACTAACATAATTTACAGGAGTAGTTGGGAAGCAAAATTCATGAAATATTTGGATGAGCATCAAGATGTCATAAACTGGATGAGTGAGGAAATCATTGTCCCGTATCGTAGTCCCGTAGACGGCAAGTTGCATCGCTATTTTCCTGACTTCCTAATCAGAAAACGTAATGTTGACGGTGTTGTTGAAACTGTAATGGTTGAAATTAAACCTGCTAGTCAAACTGTCGAACCAGTCAAGAAAAAAACAATAAATAAAGCATATATAAACGAAGTCATGACCTGGGGTGTAAATCAAGCAAAGTGGAAAGCGGCAAGTGAATTTTGTGCAGATCGTAAATGGCGTTTTCTAATAATGACAGAGAAAGAGCTAGGAATTAAGTGGTAGCATATGTCTTTCAGAAAATAGCAAAAGCAGGTAAGGTTGCAGGAGTTGATTCTTTTGCGCCAACAAAAGCACGGGAATGGTATAGAAACACAGCTAAGTCACTTGGCGATGTGAACCCATCAAGATTGATAGCAGACAAAGACAGTTTAACATCAACTCTCTCTATCGGCAAAATGTATTTATTTCACTATGATCCAAAGCATAAAAAAACCTTACCTTATTATGATACCTTTCCTTTGATATTCCCTATTGAAATGTATTCAGATGGGTTCCTCGGAATCAACCTTCATTATATTTCTCCATTATTGCGTGCTAAATTAATGGACGCGCTATATACAACCATAAATAACAAGAATAACGATGATACGACGAGTTTGCAATTAAGTTATGACATTTTGAAATCAGCATCACAATTCAAACTTTTTCAGCCATGTTTGAAAAGATATCTATTTTCCCATGTGAAATCTAGATATTTTTATATTCCCCCAAATCAGTGGGATGTATCTATTATGTTGCCGACTGAAAGATTTGTTGGTGCTGAAAAATCTCGTGTCTTTAAAGAATCACAGAGAAGATAAAACAAATGGTTGGCTTTAATATTAGTAACTTCATATCGAACATAAACGCTAATGGCGTTATGAGAAACAACAAGTTTCTTGTTCGTATACCAACACCCAATGGATTTTCTGGGCAATCAATATTAAACAAGACTGGTAAATATCTTGAATTGTGGTGTGAATCCACAAATTTGCCTGCGGCAATGGTAGGATCAACAACGGTTCGTCGTTACGGATATGGACATGAAGAAAAGCGTCCAACAAAAATTCAAATGAATGATATAAATTTTAGTTTCATAAGTGATGGTAGAGCTGCGATATGGACGTTTTTTCAACAATGGATTAGATTGATATACAATTATGATTTGAGTTCAGGTTTAATAAAATCTAGTGGCGTTTCTTATGATATGAGCGCAATGGATTTATCATATAAATCTGATTATGCAGTTGATATTGAATTGTTTGTATTTTCAGAAACGGGTCAACAATTGCTATCAATAATTCTGAGAGAAGCATATCCTCTTGCGCTAGGTGATATACAATTAAACTGGGGTGATACTAATAGTATAGCAAAATTACCTGTGTCATTTACATTCTTTGATTGGTATAATACTGACACACAATATAATAGAGGTGCCAGTGTCGGTAGAAGATAAAAATTTTAAAACTTAACTAGGAGATTTATACTATGGCTTTGCCTAAAATTAACCACCCACTATTTGATTTGATAATTCCCTCATCAAAGAAAAAAATCAAATTAAGACCTATGCTTGTCAAAGAAGAAAAACTTCTATTGATGGCAAAATCAAGTGATGATGCTAAAGACGTTCTTTCTGCAGTAAAACAAGTAGTCAATAATTGCATCGTTACTGAAGGCATTGATATTGACAAACTAGCATTGTTTGACATTGAGTATATGTTTGTTAAAATTAGATCATTCTCTGTCAGCAATATCAGTAAAGTATCATACAGAGATAGTGAAGATGATGAAGTATATGATTTTGATGTTGATCTAAATGCAGTTGAAATATTGTTCCCGAAAAACATTGAAAAAAATATCAAAGTAACAAATGACATTGTTGTTGTAATGAAGTATGCTGAAGCATCACTTTACGATGACGATGAATTTTCAAAGGTCGATCCGAGAAATCTATACGATGAAATGGTCATACGCTGTGTGGACACTATTTATGAAGGTGATACTAAATTTGATCCTAATTTAGTATCAAAGGATGAATTAAAAGAATATCTTGAGAATTTTGATATTTCCGTTTATGATAGTATGAGAAAATTCATTTCTTTATCACCTAGATTGAATTATGAAATCAAATACAAAAATTCAAAAGGTTCAGATCGTAAAATTACTATGTCTTCGTTATCTGATTTTTTTACGTTGCGTTAACACACAATTCTCTTGAAAATTACTATCAAGTTAATTTTGCGTTAGTACAACACCATAAATATTCATTAACTGAAATTGAAAATTTGATACCGTTTGAACGGGACCTTTACGTTGAAATGCTGAAAGAATACTTAACCGAATTAGAAGAAAAGCAAAACGCATAATGGCAAAAAGAAGATTAGAAAAAGGTTTTAAAGTACCCGGCGAAAATGAAGGCTTCTTTGATTATATGCTAAGAAGAGCTACGCAAGGTGGATATGATAAAAGAGATGAACCTTCTCCGGATAGTGCTGATGAGGAAAATTTATCAGGTAATGAAACTCAAGCAAATAATTCTTCAAAAACAAAAAAACCAAAATCACCAAAAAAAAGTTCCAATTCTAATTCTTCCGCAAGTAAAGTTGCATCAGATGATGTTGTAGGAAATGATAGTTTTTCCGTAATTTCTGCCATACAAACTATGTCTAACGTTTTAGGAATAAAACTAGATGATATAAAATATGGAATTAAAAACGCAAACCAAGAACTAGGGTCAATCAACGAATATTCTGAAGACTCTGCTATATGGCTAAAAGAGATTTATGATCTACTTGATACGAATGAAAAAATAAAAAGCATGGAAGGTGCATCAGGACCTGATGCTCAAAAATTAAAAACAGACAATGCCATTGCAATACCTCCTGAAGGTGGTGGAGGATTGCTGAATACTTTAGGCACTGGTGCTGGAGGTGCAGCAGCAGCTCTTGCTGCAAAAGAAGCTCTTGAAGCAAAAAAACTTGCTGATGCTGCAAAAGTAGCTAGTGCTGCTGAAGCTGCAAAAGCAGCTAGTGCTGCTGGAGCTGCGGAGGGTGCTGGAGCTGCGGAGGGTGCTGGAGCTGCTGGAGCTGCGGAGGGTGCTGGAGCTGCTGGAGCTGCGGAGGGTGCTGGTGCTGGAGTGGGTGCAAAAAAACTACTTAAGAAATTGGGTGTTGCAGGGGCTATTGTCACTGGTGCCATAGGTGGTTACACGGGATATAATGATGAAGAATTGAAAGATTCCGGTATGGGTGCAGTAGACAGGGTTGCTCAAGGAATTCTTGAAGGTGGATTGAGTGTTGTGGATGGCTTAATAGAAGATTTAAATCCTTTAAATTTGGGTAAATCGAGAGAAGAGGATGAATACAAAAGCCCACTCACTGAATGGTTTAGGGAGTGGACATTAGACCAGCAGAAAAAACGGAATGAAGAAGAAAAGTCATCTATTTTAACAGCACCCATACCAGATGATGCAACTCCTGTTGACCCCTCTGCGGGTGGGGTTGATGCTCAATCAACTTTAAATGGCAGCATAACTCAAGACGCAGTAAAAAATACAGATCCCAATCCTGTAACACAATCAATTGATAAGCCTAAAGAAATGATTATTAATGATCCCGGTATGCCTTTAGCGGGCATACCTGCTGCTCCAAATAATGGTGAGCGGGTTACGATAGATCCGGATCAGAGCGGCACTGACGAAACTATGGTCCGTATCATTCGTGAAGACGGCACAAAATCATTTATAGGTAAGGATCTTTTAGTTGAAGCACCACCTGTAACACCATCGACTAATGCAACACCATCAACTGAAGACGCAGTAAATACTAATCTCGAAAAAAATAAAGACATGATTGATGATTTTGCTGAAAGAATGGGGCTTTCAGGTTCTAATCATACAGCTACTAAAATGCAGGCAGGAATCCCTGTTGAAATTGATAGTATACCTGTTCCTCAGAATTTATATACCAAAGAACAATTGAAGTTACTTGATGCTATGAATAAACAAAGTAGTATGATGGATGATGGATCAAATATAACACCTGCAGCTTTTTCGTCTACTGATACAAACATAACACCATCAACTAATGTGACACCCGTAACTCCTGCATCATACAGTCCCAGCAGTGACGCAACCCCGATGCCATACACTGACACCACCAGCACAAATGATACGACAACTCAGTTACAATCTTCTTCACCTACTACTAATTATTCTTCAAATAATCCCGATCCTGATACATTATCCACTGAATCAGGTGTAGGTGATATTACTGCATCAGGATCCGGTGGCGGCAATAGACCTCAATATACTTTATCTGCGGCAGATTTGAGTCCTGATGTTGTCAACGTTATTGCTGGCGAAGTATCGACTAGTAATCAAGAGGGTGTTGATGCAGTAATCAACACTATGCTGAATAGAGTTGGGACGGGATCATGGGGACCTGATGCGAATCTACAACAAGTAGCAACAGCTCCAGGCCAATTCGCAGGATATAGAAGAGCATCTGAAGCTGAAGCTGAATTTGTTCGTAGCAGAATTAAAGCTATTGCTTCTGGTAGTGTTCCAGATAATACAAACGGCGCAGATTCATACAGAGCGAGCAGTTATGTTTTTGGTGAGGGTGCAGGAAAAACATTCGCAAAACTAGCAGCTTCACAAGGTAACGTAAATATCGGCGGAAATATTTTTGCAAAAGATCCTAAAGGAGCTATAGGTCCGTATGCTTCAAAGGGTGGCGGAGCAAGGGGTAATGCAACTGCTGTAGCATCATCAAGTGTCGGTGCTACACCAGCAGCGAGCGGCAGCAAGCCCTCAGGCGGTGTTGTGGCAAACGCAATCAAAACAGTAGGTAAACTTGCAGGAAATTTGATCGGTGATTTGTCTAGTCGCACATCTTTGAAATCTGCTACATCAGCAGCCACACCTATGGCATCAGGAGGTTATAGTGACGCAATGGCTAGTACTGGTAGTGGCATGAGTGGATCTTCAAAACTACCTACAGGAGGATCGTCAAATCCACTTCCTGCGTTAGACAAAATGTTTGCTAAACTGTTTGACGAATCTGCAATGTTTGCATAAAAAAAAGGAGGAGCAATTAAGCTCCTCCTACACTCGTTATATACTATTAGTTAGTCGTCAGCAAGATTCTTGAAGAACTCCATGCTCTCATCGTCATCATCAGCAAACGCAGAAGATTCGATTTTAGGAGCAGATGCAGCGCGCTGACGGGGTGCATCTTCAACTGATGTATCATATGAGTTGTTTTCAGCGGTTTTGTGTCGTGCTGCTGCAGGATTCCCATCGAGACCCAATACACGAACAAACTTCGCCTTCAATTCGTCATATGACTTGAACTTGTCAGGACCAACCAATTCTTGCAACGGATATTCGTTCTTCCAAATGGTTTCCATAACATCGTCATCTGAACTTAAAGGTGATGGTGCTTCAAATTCACTCTTGTCATAGTTACGATAACCTTCGACTTGACGAATCTTCAATTTGAAGTTTGCACCTTCCCACAAATCAAATGGGTTCATTGCTTTTTCGTCTTCAAACTCTTTAGGCGGATTCATTGCCTCATTGAGTTTGTCGAAGATTTTCTTGCCATACTGATACAACCATACCTTGCCTTCGTTTGCAGGATTTGCACTGTCCTTCACAACATAAATGTTTGAGATGAAGTTCAGTTTACGCTTCTGATCACGCACTTGCTTACGAGCAGGGCTTGCGTCATCTGTGGTCGAGTTCCATAACTGAGTATTATACTCAGAAACAGGGTCTGGTTTGCCTAGAGTAGATAGGCAATTTTCGATATACCATAACCCGGTCGGTCCTTTGAATCCATGTGAGAACATACGCACAAACGGCATATCTTCACCAGCGATAGGAGGGAGGAAGCGAATAGTTGCCATACCGTTGCCT